TACGTATCCCAAGCTTTTCGCCTTTCACAGTTTTGGTATTGTTGACATTGAATATCTTTTTAGGGAACTCACTAAACCACTTGGTATATTTAGGTGAGTCTAGTATCTCTTGTCTAACCTCTTGAGGCAACTTACTTAAATCATAAATAATAGTCATTGTTTTATCTCCTCAATTATTACATCATCATAACCTTTAGCCTTCCATTCGTCTGCATCTCGCTTGGCATCTTTATAATTTAAGTAATAGTCATCACAACCACCAACCCACACTATGTATTTATATTCTTCCATTAACTTATCCTTTCATTAAATTTGTCAATCATTGACATTTTATTCAGCTCTATCATGTATTGGAACTGCACCATAGAAGCTATGCTCAAGCATACTCTCAATCTTTTCAGAGAATCTTGAATCACTTGTAGCACCATAGTTACCACCAAACATGTAATGTCGTGATGATATCTGCCTACCCTCTTGAGGGTGAGTAGGTATAATCTTAACAGTCTTGCGACCAAAATGCTCTTGTAATACTAATTCAGCAGACGGATAGTCATCACATGGATTGAAAGGTCCATCTACATTTGTAATACAAAACCCTTTGATATATGCTGATGATGCTCCACCATTTGTGCAATCTCCATATTTATTGCACTTGTAAATACTTATATGTAATCCCATTGTCTTATCCTTTCAGTTAAAATTTTGTCAATCATTGACATTTACGCAAAGCTTACAAACATACACACGTTGCATTCAATCCATCGAATAACATAGTCAAATGCTTTCTTATCAGCATAGACAACCGATGAACAACCTGAGTGCTTTACAATTTCATAGTCTTTTGTGAATGTCTTATCATTCCCATTTATTTTGACTAAGATTTTAGTTTTATAGTCATATATCTGTACAATCTCATCTGTATTTGTAGACACATAAACTTTTGGACTGTAACCTTCTTCTGAAACTAATTTGTACTCTAACATTTAACTTCCCTTTCACTTTTTAATTTGTCAATCGTTGACATTTTATCATTTCGTCTAATGTAATGCCACTTAATAAAAATTGTCTTTCACTAAAATTCAAAAACTGAAACTCACATCTTAAATCTGAATCAGTCTTGCACTTTCTAAGTTTAATATCCTCATCTGATATAGGCAATTCCATAACATTTATATTGCCAGTCAATTGTGATTTTCTATATACTTTGTAAAACATTTTTTATCCTTTCAGTTAATAAATTGTCAATCATTGACATTTTCGTTGTTAATTAATTGTTACTTTCTTATTCTTTAATATTACTAAAAATCAAAGACTTAGTCAATAGCACCTACAAATTCTCAAGTGCATCTATCAAAGCTTGTAACTTCTTATCTGACTTATCTTTCATAACCTTTTGCGTGTACTTTTGTAACTCACTACCTACACTTAAAGCACCTACAATCATTATAGGATTTGATGTAATAGTACGTTGGTTGGTCTCACTTGGCGATGCTACCCAACTAGATGAAACACCTTTTTTGCCTTGGCTAAACGGTACAATATTACCACCTTCAAAACCGAATCCTCTATCTTTTCTAGCCATTGTAACTCCTATATAAATTGTCAATCATTGACATTTTTTCTGATTAAATTTAAGTAATCTTTGATTCTGTATATATAATAACATACCTAATTTTAGATGTAAATAGCACTCCCAAAATGTCAATCATTGACAAATAACTCACACACTATGACCGATATAACACACACACACGAAAGTCACTCACACACTATGACCGTAAGTCATACACATATGACCGTAATTGACGCACAAATTTTGGACATAAAAAAATGGCTACTAAAATTAATTAGTAACCATTTTCTAGGGGAATTATTTTTTGATTATGCTGATTTTGCGTGCTTAATTTCTTTTCTATTGTTCGCAATATCCTCGTTTAAAAATTCTGCAATTTCGCATTTTTCCTTAAATGATAATTTCATAATTGCATCATAAACAATTTCCATTTTAGACTTTTGATTATCTGAATTTGAATTTTCTGGAGATGCATCATTTTCTGATTTTTCAGAATTTGTAGAATTTTCTGGAGATGCATCATTTTCTGAAAAATACTTATCTACCTTATTTAATAAAGTATTTGGATTAACAAAATTTTGTTTTTTCCCAAAATCAGAATTAATCATTTCTAGACAATTTTCTTTTGAATATTTTGGATTATCTGCAAGTCTTCTAATAGCATTTAAGAAAGTTCTGTTATCTCTTTCAGATAAAAACAACATATCAAATTCTTTTAAATTAGATTTGTATAAGTCACCATTTTTAGCAATAACGCCTTTTTTATTTGCTACCATTGATTTGTTTCTTGCGTCTAATTCTGCACTAGCAATTATAAACAAATCATTCACGCCTTGCTCACTTGATACGTAAATATTGCATTTAGCGTTTTTGTCTTGGTTTGGGATAATTACATTTACATTAAATCTATTTGATGCAATTTTGATTTCTTTTTTATTAATAGTCATTTTAAATTTTCCTTATGTTAGGTGGCTTAATTGCCGTTTGTTATTCTTCTATTATGCATACTATGAAAATAAAAACAATAGCCTTGTATAAATAAAATTATATTTGTTGTGTATCAATGGTTGTAGCTTGGTAAATTGTCAATGATTGACAAAATACCATCATGTTTTTGTTTTATTTTATGCACCACCATAAACAAGTAGATACACTTCCAAAAAGTAAAACTTTATTTTTGTATTATATAGTATACTGATATCCTAACAGTAACATGGATATAAAAAAGCCAATAAAATCAATAGTTTAAATAAATCATGTTAGTTTTAATCAAATAAAATGATTTACATTATTATTTTACAGCTATAAAGCACGTTATTTGACCGAAATCGTTGGGGCAGGCAAGCGTCAGCCGGGGTGGGTACGTATATATATACAGAGAAGCACACAGATGGGAATTTTGAACTGTTAACCACAATGTAAACTGAGAGATACATATACAGTAGCAGCGTAATGTGTTGCATAAATATCACATCATAAAATATATTTACATTTAGGGGGTTGACAGATTGGCTGAAATCGAGTATAATTATGTATAACTAACACTTAAAGTGTATCACTTAAATGAATATACAGTATTCTTGTTAAATACACTTAACTGTAACACTTAAATGATAATATAATATAAATGTAAAGAAACATATATATGTACATTTAAGTGTTAATATAATTTAATTGTAAATAACATATATCTGTACATTTAAGTGGTACTGTAATACAGTATAGTGGTATGTATAGATACCCATAATAATATTAATATCTGTACATAATAAAAAGTTGCTTGACAATGAAACGAAAATCAGTAAAACTAGAGACACCTGAGAATATGCTAGAAGCATTCTATGATGCTATCCGTAAAAATAAACTTAAAGACCTACATATTCCCCATAGCTCTGTATTCTATGTACGTGCTGCTATAGAAGCTGATACTGGAGTGAGATACACTCTGAAGCACGTAGAGAATGCTATGAAGCATGAGGGTATGTTAGATAATGTTTGAGACATTTGTCCTTGTATGCATGTTACGTGACCCAACAGTATGTCATACACTGCAAGATACAGAAGGTCCATATAAAACTGAACAGCAATGTCAAGTAAGAGCCTATGAGATAGCTATGGAGCTACCTGAATATATGCCTGAGTACATTGCTACTAAGTATAAATGTATTGATGATAAAGAAAAGGTAGACATATAAATGGCTATACCTGAAAGAGTTAAAACCAAAATGAAAGAAGAGGGTCTTAGGGGTGTAAACAAACCTAAGAGGACACCTAGTCATCCTACTAAGTCACATTGCGTTATGGCAAAGGAAGGTGATACATATAAGTTTATTCGTTTTGGTCAACAAGGAGTTAGGGGAGCAGGCAAAAACCCTACAAGTGCTAAAGATAAAGCACGTAAGAAGTCCTACTATGCACGTCACAATGCACAGGGTAAACCTACCAGTAAATTATCTGCAAAGTACTGGTCACATAAAGTCAAATGGTAATTAATTAGGAGATAGAAATGGCATTACCTTTATTATTCATGTTAGCAGGAACGTTAGTTAGAGCTGCTACACCCACAATAGCTAGAGCTATAGCACAAAGAGGTGCAAAGAAAATTGCTGAGAGTGGTATTAAAAATGCAATAAAAAAATATGGTAAGCCTAAAAACATAACTAGTTTATCTAGAGTAAAAAACATGAAAGGTAGTGGTGCTAGTGCTGCAGCCAAAGAAGTTATGAAAAAGTTTCCTGTTCCTAAAAATAAATCATTAACGATACCTAAACCTAAGTCCAATGTAGGTGCTAAGGTTGTAGCAGGAGGTGCTACAGCCATTACAGGTGCAGCTGCTCTAGGTTCTAAGGATAAAGGAAAAGCTAAAGCGGATGTAAAGACACCGAAAAATGTATCTCAAGGAAGTACGACTGCTAAAAAGAAACCTATAACAATGCCTAAAGGTGTCTCTCAAGGTAGCACTGCAGGTACAGCTACAACCATGACATTTGGTAAAGCATTTAGAGCTGCTAAAGATGCAGGTAAAAAAGAGTTTACGTATCGAGGTAAGAGATATAATACTCGCACTAAAGATGAAGAAAAGGCAATGGCAAAGAATCAACCTTTACCGAAGGCTAGACCAAAAACAACTACTAAAAAGAAAAAAGTAGAAACTCCTAAAAATGTATCTCAAGGAAGTACGACTGCCAAAAAAGAAGCACCGAAAAAAAGCAAAGGTTTCTTAGAGAGATTCAAAGAGGACTTTAACAAAGCCGTCAAAGAAACTAAGAGAAACTTTAAAGGTGATGCTAAAAAAGGTACAGGTCGATACAAATCTGTGAGTACTGGAAAGACTAACTTTAATACTAAGAAAAAGAAGGCAAGTTAATTATGAGTATATTTGACACAGTTAAGGCTGCTACTACAGTATTATCATTGACTGAATTAGTTTCTAATGCTGTCAAAGTTCTTGGAGACCCTACAGCAACACCTGAAGAAAAAAGGGATGCTTCTAGAGCTAAAAGATTAGGTGATAAAAAGATATCTGAAAAAGATAAATCCAAACTGTATAATGGTGGTATGGCTCATGGTAAGAAACATATGTACTTAGGAGGTAATGCGTCAGTTAAGGATAATGCAGGACTACGTGCTCTCAAGAAATCTAGTCCTGAAGCTTATATGAACATTGTAAAGAATGTCAAGTAAAACAGTAAAGAAAAAAAGAGCTACTCCTAAGAAAAAGATGAATCTTGGGGGTAGTGCTACTAAAAGAAATTATGCTAATGAGAGAAAGTATGATTCACAGCCTATAGTAAAAAAGAAACGTGTTCTACGTAATGCTGCACGTAATAAGTTACTAAAGGCGGGAGTAGTTAAAAAGTATGATGGTAAAGATGTACATCATGTAGGTGGCAATGCCCTTAATCCTAATAGTAAATTAAAGGCAGTAGCTGCAAGTACAAATAGGTCTTATCCTAGAACTAAAAATGCAAGAAAACTATATAGAACTTCGTAGGAGAATACACAAATGGAAAAAATGACAAAGAAAGAATTTGATGCATACTATGACAAGACAGGTGAGTATCACGATGCTGACCCTGCAAATCCAAAGAACAAAGAATTGACAGGTCCTTCAACACTAACTGTAATAATTGGTACGAAAAAAAACAAAAAGAAGATGATGGGTGGTGGCTATATGAAAAAGAAAGCTGAGATGGCATATGGTGGTATGTCAAAAGGTAAGAAGCATATGTACGCAGCAGGTGGTTCAGTAACAGATAAGATGAAAATGAAGAAATACTAGAATGGCTAAAGGTGTAAAACATTACTACAAGGATGGTACTGAATGTAAAGGTCCTACCCATAAAGATGCTAAAGGCAGATTAATGTCAGGAGCTAAACACACCAAGAGTAGTAAGTACCTATTTCATTTTAAAGATTTATCTGAAACAGCTAAGAAGAAAGCTAGAAAGAAAACCTAGACATGCCTTACAAGAATCCTAAACAACAGGCAGCTATAGCAATCTCTATGAAGAAGGCAGGTAAAACACCTAAAGAGATTTCAGAGCATATGAAAAAGGGTGGTGTAGCCACAAAAAAGAAAAAGACAAAGAGTAAAGTAAATGAGTCTGGGAATTATACTAAGCCAACCTTGCGTAAACGCTTATTTGAAAAGATTAAAGCCGGTTCAAAGGGTGGTAAGCCCGGACAATGGTCAGCAAGAAAAGCCCAAATGCTTGCCAAAGCATACAAAGCAGCAGGTGGAGGATACAAGTAATGACGAAAGATAGATGTGAGACCTGTGAGTGTTATGAGTGCGACTGCGAAGAATGTAATTGTGAATGTCACACAGAAAAAAAGAATGAGGAGGTACAAGGAGTACCTGTATAAATAAATGATTGAGTTTGTGCTTGTGTTTATGATGGGATTAAGAGTAGTAGACCAAACACAAACCTTCCAAGACTTAGATAGATGCTTGTATTTTGCAGAGAGATTGCATAGCCAACCTTCAATACCACAGAAAGATAAACCTAATCTACAGATTACAGCATACTGCAAACCGATAAGGAAACAATAGAGTGAGTATTACAAGTTATCCGCAATTAGTAGGTATTGGTGGGGGTGTTGGTTATTATCCGTACTTTCTGCAAGTATCTCGTGGACTTATTGCAGGACACAAACGTGTATTCAAATTTGGATACAACGGCGACATTGACGACTCAGAAGAAACTATCTGGGATGTAGGTGGTCTGTATGCTTACCCATCTAGTGCTGTAACAATGACAGCTACAAGTAGTTCAGGTGCTACAGATGAAGATGTAGAAGTTACTATTCAAGGTTTAGATGCAAGTTACAATGAATTATCTGAAACAGTAACACTAAACGCATCAGGAACTGCAACAACAACAGGTAGCTTCTTACGTGTCTATCGTGCATTTGTAGCAAGTGGTACAGCATCAGCAGGTAATATTACAATTGCAAATGGTGGTACAACTTATGCTTACCTGTCATCTGCCGACCAACAAACTTTAATGGCATTATGGACTGTACCTGCAGGTTATACAGCCTATTTGTTTCAGATAGATACAACAGCATTTACAATACAAAACAATAAAGTTGCTACGATACGAATGATAACAAGAGAATTGAATGGTGTATTCCGTACCCAACAAAAGTTTGATTTGTTTGAAGGCTCGTATCATCAAGATATTACTTGTCCACAGCCAATACCTGAGAAAACAGATATTGAGTTTCGTGCTATAGCAGATAGTTCAAATGCCGATTTAAGAGTTTCAACAACTTTTGATATTATATACATAGAGAATTAGAATGGAATTTAAAAATCGTACTGTTGCTCGTGAACTTACTACAGGTAATGGTGACATATATACTGTTCCAGATAACTATGAAGCAGAAGTATATAGCATATTTATAAGCAACGCTAGTTCATCTAATGTGACATTTAGTTTAGATTGGTATGATAGCAAAGCAACTACATATTATACTCTAGCTGAAACAGTAGAGCTATTAGGCAACTCAATGCTTCAGATAAATAGTGAACCGTTTTGGTTATACAAGGGAGATAAGTTAAGAGGATTAGCAAGTGCAGGTAGTGCAGTAACAGTATCTGTCCGAGTAAAAGAATCCTATATACCACAAAGGAATTAAACAATGTTGGCAGAATTAGCTGCAGCAAACGCTGCTTTCAGTGTTATAAAACAATTCGTGTCCAACGGAAAAGAACTGAGTGGATGTGCAAAACATATAAGCGATTTTGTATTCTCTAAAGAAGCACTAGAAAAGAAAGCAAAGGAAAAGAAGGCTAAAGGTGTAGGTGGTTCAGACCTAGAAGAGTTCATGGCTCTTGAACAGATAAAAGAAAAAGAAGAAGAACTCAAGAAGATGATGATTTACTTAGGCAGACCCGGATTGTGGCAAGATTGGCAAGCCTTCCAAGCTGAAGCACGTAAGTCTAGACGTTATCAGGAAAAGATGGCAGAGAAGCGTCAACAAGAGTTAATGGAATACGTAGGCTACGGAATAGCCTTTATAGTTGTCATATTCTTTGCAGGACTGCTAGCGTGGGCTGCAGGTAAATGGGTAGGAAGATTTTGAGTCCGTGTGTAGGCATCTGTAAACTACAAGGAAATATCTGTATAGGATGCTTTAGAACTATAGAACAAATAAAGGAAGCATATGAGAGCACCACAAAAATCTCTAGTAAAATGGACAAAACAAAAGTGGACAACTAAAAGTGGGAAGCCTAGTACACAGGGGTCAAAGGCTACAGGTGAACGTTATTTACCTGAAAAAGCAATTAAGGCTCTTTCTAGTGCAGAATACGCCGCCAGTACGGCTGCTAAACGAAAGGCAACTAGAGCAGGTAGACAAGTATCTAAACAGCCCAAAAAGATTGCTGCAAAAACGGCGAGATTTAGATGAGAAAATTCGAGCTATATCTAAAATTAGCGAAGCCTTTCCAGAAGGTAGGAAACTATCTAATGCTAAAACACGTAAAGGCTCTGAGGCAGTGGCAAGCAAAACAAAAAGTTAGACAGGAAAGACTTTAGTGGTAACAGTTGAGCAGTTTCTGAAATGGAAGATACTCCCAAGGTGTATGATGCTTGCGAGTACAATTATGTCTTGGAGATGTGCTGAATGGTTTATGGAACTTGATGCACCAACAGCAGCACAGTCAGCCTTTGTATCTGTAGTTATGGGTGTAATGACAGGTGTGTTTGGTATATGGATGGGTCACGAACATAAGGAGCATAAGTAATGTTAGGAGCATTGATAGGTCCTATAGCTAATCTTGCAGGTTCATGGATGGAAAGCAAGGTTGAGAAGGTTAAAGCTGAAGGACAAGCAAAGGTTGCACAAGCTAAGGCTAAGGCAGTTGTAGCTGAGAAGGTGGCAACAGGCGAAGTTGAATGGGAAAAGTCTATGGCAGATGCCACAGATAATTCATGGAAAGACGAATTTGCCTTGACAGTCCTACTTTTACCTGCTATACTAGTATTTATACCTAGCATGACAGAATATGTCAGAACAGGGTTTGAGGTATTAAATACACTACCTGAGTGGTATCAATATCTTTTGTTTATAGCTATTAGTGCATCATTTGGTATCAAGGGTGCAGGACAAGCTATGAAGATTATGGGGAAGAAATAATGTCAAACATAATTGAAACAAACTTCGGTACATTAATTAATCCTACTAGAGTAGCCAACGGTAGTGCTTCTAGTATTGTAAAAAAAGGTGCTTTTTACGTATTCTCATTAAAGATAAGTAACGATGATATTCGTGAATATTCTTTTACTAATAGACAAAGAGCAGAGAATATGAGGAAGATTTTAGTAAGTCATTTAGAACATATGATTAGTACAACAATAAGGAAAGTAAATAACTAATGAACTTAATAAAATTACAAGATGAAATAGCTAATGATGAAGGTGTTAAATATGAAACCTATAGATGTTCAGAAGGATATCCTACCGGAGGTATTGGACACCTAATTACAGAATGGGATGAAGAATACTATGAACAGCCTATGGGTACAAAAATTCCACATGAACAAGTGGATGAATGGTTTGCGAAAGACATAGAAACAACTATAAAAGATTGTAAACTATTATTTTCGCAATTTGATAATCTGCCTGAAGAGATACAACATGTATTAGCCAATATGTGTTTTCAATTAGGTAGACCTCGTTTATCTAAATTTAAGAACATGATTGCTGCTGTAGAAGATTTAGATTGGGCAAGGATGGCAGACGAGATGGAAGATAGTAGATGGTTTCGTCAAACTCCTAATCGAGCACAGAGATTAATTACAAGAGTAGATAGGCAGATAGGAAGAGAGGTCGCAATATGAGTAGAGAGCTAACTGAAAGGCAACAAAAGTTTCTATCTGTCTTATTTGATGAAGCTAATGGCGATGTAGCAACTGCAAAAAAACTTGCGGGGTATTCACCATCTTCTAGTACAACAGATATCGTTAAATCGCTGAAAGATGAGATTCTAGAGGCTACACAGCTTTTTATGAGTAGGAATGCACCTAAAGCAGCAATGGCTATGGTAGGTGGCTTATATGACCCTACAGAGCTAGGTATCAAAGAGAAGATGTCAGCAGCTAAAGAATTGCTGGATAGAACAGGTTTAGTTAAGACTGAGAAGATGCAAGTAGAAAGCACTGGGGGTGTTATGCTCTTGCCACCGAAGAATAATGAATAGAAGTTTAGGTAAGTGGAAGTTACCACAACCAACAGACTTAAAAGATGAAGCACAACAAGAATGGGTACAGATACCAAGAATAGCACGTATCGTTCCATTTGGTTATAAGATTAATGAAGAAGACCAAGACTTACTTGACCCTATACCTTATGAACTAGAAGCCATAGAGTTAGCAAGAAAATATACGAAACAATATTCTTATAGAGAAATAGCTAATTGGCTTACTAAGAAAACGGGAAGAGAGATATCTCACGTAGGATTAAGAAAAAGGTTAATGCATGAGCAACAACGTAAGAACAAGGCTAGAACTCTCCGAAAATGGTCCGAGTACGCCCAGAAGGCAATCGAAAAGGCGAAAGCCATCGAAGAAGAAAGAACGGGTGCAAGAGCCTAAGATACAAGAAGTATCTGATATTGAAGCAGTACCTGTAGAAGAACAAAATATAATATTCAAACCAAATGCAGGTCCTCAAACAGAGTTTCTTGCAGCAGGTGAAAGAGAAGTATTATATGGTGGTTCAGCAGGAGGTGGTAAATCATATGCCATGCTTGCAGACCCTTTAAGATATATGGGTCATCCATCATTTAGTGGGTTGCTACTGCGACACACAACAGAAGAACTTAGAGAACTTATATTTAAATCTAAGGAAATGTATCCTCAAATATGGAAGGGTATAAAGTGGTCAGAAAGAAAGATGCAATGGGAAGCACCATCAGGTGCAAGATTATGGATGTCATACTTAGACCGTGATGATGATGTACTTCGTTATCAAGGTTTGGCATTTAGTTGGATAGGGTTTGACGAATTAACCCAATGGTCTACGCCGTATGCTTGGAACTATATGCGTTCACGTTTGCGTTCTACTGCTCCTGATTTACCAGTGTATATGAGGGCAACAACTAACCCCGGAGGTCCGGGTCACCAATGGGTTAAAAAAATGTTTATTGACCCTGCACCATACGGAAAGCAATTTGATGCCACAGATATTGAGTCAGGCGAGACATTACGATACCCAAAAGGACACAGCAAACAAGGACAAGCATTATTTAAAAGACGATTTATTCCAGCAAGATTATCAGACAACCCATATCTTGCACAGACTGGGGATTATGAGTCAATGCTTTTATCCTTGCCTGAACACCAACGTAGACAGTTGCTTGAAGGTGATTGGGATATTAAAGAAGGTGCTGCTTTCTCTGAGTTTGATAGGAATATTCATGTTATTGAGCCTTTTGACATTCCAAGAAATTGGGTTAAATTTCGTGCATGTGATTATGGTTATGGGTCTTATAGTGGTGTGCTGTGGTTTGCTGTTTCTCCAGACGAGCAGATTATTGTATATAGAGAGTTGTATTGTAGTAAAGTCCTTGCCACAGATTTGGCAGATATGATATTGGATGCCGAAGCAGATGATGGAAATATTAAGTATGGGGTTTTGGATAGCTCTCTTTGGCACAAGCGTGGTGATACTGGTCCTTCTTTGGCTGAACAGATGATTATGAAAGGCTGTCGTTGGAGACCTTCAGATAGAAGTAAAGGCAGTCGTGTATCAGGTAAGAATGAAATACATAGACGTTTACAAGTAGATGAGTTTACAGAAGAACCAAGATTAGTTTTTTTTGAAACATGTACAAATACAATATCTCAATTGCCCTCTATACCTTTAGATAAAAAGAACCCTGAAGATGTAGACACAAAAGCAGAAGACCATTTATATGATGCATTGAGATATGGTATAATGTCACGACCCCGGTTTAGCATATTTGACTACGACCCTATGGGTAGACCAAGTAGCAGTATGCCAGTAGCAGATTCAACATTTGGATATTAAAGGAATAAAATATGGCTGAAGAAGATGAAATCATGTTAGACGAAGAATCTATTGCTTTAGAGGATAGTGAAGACACTGATGTTACAGATGTTGATGTCACTAACATTATTCCTTTTGTTATGGAAAGATATAAACGTGCAGAGGATTATCGTTATAATGATGAAGAACGATGGTTAAGGTCTTATAGAAACTATAGGGGGTTATACGGAAGCGATGTTCAATTTACTGAAGCTGAAAAGTCAAGAGTATTTATCAAAGTTACAAAAACTAAAACATTGGCTGCATATGGACAAATGGTTGATGTTTTATTTGCAGGTCACAAGTTTCCTATTAGCGTTGAGCCAACAGTGTTACCAGAAGGTGTGGTCTCCGATGTGTCGTTTGACCCTAAAAAACCTGAACAGCTTAAAGGTGAAACATCTTTGTCTTCCCCTTATGGTTTTCAAGGTGACGGTAAGGAATTGCCTGCGGGAGCTACCGAAAAAACTCTACAAGAAATGCTCGGACCTGTTGAAGAGAAGTTGGGCGAAATTGAAGGCTTGGAAGAAGGGGTAGGGAAAACACCTACATCTGTAACATTCAGTCCTGCTATGATTGCTGCCAAGAACATGGAAAAGAAAATCATGGACCAACTTCAAGAGTCCGGTGCAAATAAACAATTAAGAAGCACTGTTTTTGAAATGGCATTATTTGGTACAGGTGTGATGAAAGGTCCTTTTGCCGTAGATAAAGAGTACGCTGATTGGGATGATGAAGGCAATTATAATCCTACATTTAAAACAATAGCTTCTACATCTCATGTTTCTGTTTGGAACTTTTATCCAGACCCTGATGCAGCCAATATGGATGAAGCACAATTCGTAATTGAAAGACATAAAATGTCAAGAACCCAATTACGTGCATTAAAGAAAAGACCTTATTTTCGTAGTAGTGTAATTGATGAAGTAATACAGCAAGGTGAATCTTATGACAAAAAGTATTGGGAAGATGATTTATCTGATTATGCTCCTGAACATGGTATAGATAGATTTGAAGTATTAGAATATTGGGGTATGTGCGATGTTCAAATGCTGTTAGATAATAATGTTGAAATACCTAAAGAATTAGAAAAACAAGATGAATTACAAACTAATATTTGGATTTGTAATGGTAAATTATTACGTATGGTTCTTAATCCATTTAAGCCTGCTGCAATACCTTACATGGCAGCTCCTTATGAATTAAATCCATATTCTTTTTTTGGTGTAGGAATTGCCGAAAATATGGATGATACACAAACATTAATGAATGGTTTTATGAGAATGGCTGTAGATAATGCTGTGCTATCAGGTAATTTACTTATAGAGGTAGATGAAACTAATTTAGTTCCCGGACAAGACTTATCCGTGTATCCGGGTAAAGTGTTTAGAAGGCAAGGGGGTGCTCCGGGTCAAGCTATTTTCGGTACAAAGTTTCCAAATGTATCTGGAGAAAATCTACAACTATTTGATAAAGCAAGACAGCTTGCTGATGAAAGTACTGGTATGCCATCATTTGCTCATGGTCAAACAGGTGTATCAGGTGTAGGTAGAACAGCTAGTGGTATTTCTATGCTTATGAATGCTGCTAGTGGTAGTATAAAAACTGTTGTTAAAAATATAGATGATTATTTACTTAGACCTTTAGGCGAAGGTTTTTTTAGGTTTAATATGCAATTTAATTTTGACAAAAGTATTAAAGGTGACTTAGAAGTTGTTGCTCGTGGAACAGAAAGTCTAATGGCTAATGAAGTACGTAGTCAAAGATTAATGTCCTTCTTACAAACCGCTTCTAATCCTGCCCTTGCTCCTTTTGCTAAATTTAATTACATTATTAGAGAAATTGCTAAAGCTATGGATTTAGACCCTGATAAGGTTACTAATAATATGGATGAAGCAATGGTGCAAGCTGAATTACTTAAAGGCTTTCAAGGACCTGCTCAAGCAGGAGGAGCACCACAACAAGGACAACCACCTGCAGGTGCTAACCCATTAGACCCAACAGGAGCAGGCGGTGGAACAATAGGAACAGGACAAGCTCCAGTTCCGGGAGAACAAGGATTTACAGGAAATGACGGACAAGCAGGTGCTGCAGCAAATCAAGCCGCTGGTGAACAACCACAAGCTCCTAACCCACTTCAATGATTATATTGACTTACAGATAAGTAAGCAACATAAAATATTAGAACAATCTAGTGACACAATTACTATCCATAGGTCTCAAGGAGCAATTGCTATTCTTCAAAGACTTAAACTATTAAGGGAGGAGGTAAATGGTGAAGAAAAGAAAACGAAATAAAATAAAAAAAGACTTATCCAATCAAATGAAAATGTTTGAAGAGGGTGGTCTCAAAGAAGAAGGGGGTATGGTTGATGAAGTATCAGGCAACGATGTTCCTATAGGTTCTACACGAGAAGAGGTAAGGGATGACATTCCTGCCCAATTAAGTGAAGGGGAGTTTGTATTTCCTGCAGATGTAGTTCGTTTCATAGGTTTAGAAAAGCTTATGGAAATGAGACAAGAAGCAAAAGCAGGACTTAAACGTATGGAAGAGATGGGTCAAATGGGTAACAGCGAGGAAGCTACATTACCTGATGACATGCCATTTTCAATGGAAGACCTTGATATTGAAGAACAAGAAAATGAAGAGGAGGGAGAGGTCACCGACTCAAATTTTAACCAAGGTGGGGTAGTAACAATGGCTAAAGGCGGCACTACACCTACCATAGAAAAGAAAGTCTTAAATTTTAATCAAGGTGGCACTTCCAAAAAACAATATGGTGATTTTTACAGATTTAAAATGCCCGGTGCTGGCACAGCCAACAATTTTTCTAAACCCTACACCTCTGATGGTAAGCAATATTTTGGATTTAGACCTATGGCTGATGGAAGAATTGCATTTTTTAGAGAAGGCTATAAAAATATTGATGATGAAGATAGAGGGGAGTTAAGCACTATAGTGGATATAAGGGATGCTAATACTAAGTTTAGTCTTACTAATCCTCAAACAGACATAGACCCACCTAATAGGAGTCCAATGACTGTTTCTGAGATGGCAAATATAAAAGATGGAACAGTTGTTAGTCGATATCAACCTATACCTAATCAGGTTTATTATAAAGGCTTTAGGGAATATAGAAACACTATAAAATCTCCGAAAAAAACTGAACCTAAACCAATACAACCTATTCAGACTTCTACCGATGTAAAAAAAGTTGCAGAGCCAATCAAAACGACTAATACCTTTACTCCTATGAATAACATTTCACAAACTGATTTTACACCTAATATTACACAACAAAAAAAAGAAGACACTAAAGAAACAAGTATAGTACCTAAACAAAATTCTTTTGTAAAACCTACTATGAATTTTGAATCACCTTCCCAACAAAGAATATTACCCAAACAAACACCTTTAAATGTAAGACAGCAACAAGTTCCTATGAGGGGTATGGTAACCAATATACCAAAAGCAGAGGATTTTTTAAAAAGAAAAACTGACCCAGCGGGAACGTCTAAAACTTCTTTTACCTCAGTTCCTATAAATACGGGTTCGAGATTTACAAATATATTAGAGGCTTCTAAAAAAGGTCTAGAAGAAAAAAGAAAAAGTATAAATGATGTTCAACAAGATATTAACACATTAACTAGTTACACATTGGATGATTATGGCGATAATGAATTTGACGATTCTGGTGGAGTTAAATCGGGAGGTTTAGATTATTCAACAGTTGACAGATTTGCTTTAAATGATGATTTAAGAGATGTATTTAATGATTTCAGCAAAGCACAACTTAGTATGTTTAGCATAGCAACGTCTGACATATTTACAACTATTGCTTCGGGCATAGGAACATCTCTTGCTAATAAAACAGGTGGTGTAACTGCCTTTGGTCCTATAAATAAGGCTGAAATGGGTAAGATACAAGCAACAGCTTTTCATCAAACAGCATTAGAAATACAAAACAAGTATGGATTACAGAATGTTAACAATATAAATAATTGGACAAAAGAAGCACAAAACGATTTAGCAAAACAAGGTAGGGTAAGAATGGATTTTGCTAAAGATATTTATAATGCTAGTATAGGTCAACCTTATTCTGCTTTTTCTTTTAATGAGAAAGACAAAAAAGGTTTTTTAGATACAGCTAAAAATTTTGTAAGTTCTGTTTTAAATATGGAAAAAACTACAACTTCTATGCCCACTCCTGAAATAGCTGCTAAACAAAAAGGAATGGCAAATCTAATGTCAACTATTAAAACGCTTGCTTCAAAGAGCCAAGTAACAAAACAAAATCAAGACATGATAAATACTATAAAAGATGCTATACAATTAGATGATGAAGCTGCTTTTGGAGGATATGATGTAAATAACCCTTCAAGTGTTGATTTAGGGGGTCTTGGTTTTAATAATAATGCTTTAGGTGATATAGCAGCTAATGGTGGCTCAAAAGGAATTGGTTATAACTCAAACGGTACTGCTTACAGTATCAATAATAATGGTACGTATACTCACTTTAATGGTACAACTACAAATGCGACACATAAAGGAAAACCTGTTAATCCTCCCCCTTCTCCAAAAACCACTCCAAAACAAGATGACAATAATGATTATAGTGCTCCTCCATCAATAGATACAGGTAAGGGTATAGAAACTATATCGTGGAGTGATTTTTCAAGCAATAACGATAGTAATGACAATAACGACAGCAATGACAACTCTTCTGGAGCTGGTGCTGAATCAGGAGTAGGAGGGTGGACATAAAAATTTGACAATATAATTATAATATGATATAATACGGCTACTTATCCCCCAATATAATGGCTACGATAACCCCAAGGAGAGACTAAATGGCAGACGCTATGATTAAGGAAGCAACACCTAAAAAAGTTGCATTTGTAAGTAAACCTTACACACAAGAAGAAAGAATAAAAAAAGAAGAACAGGAATTAGAGCAGCTACTGAAAGAACAAAAAGGTGAAGTTGAAACTAAGGCTGAAGAATCGGAAGATAAAAATGAAGAAGAACCGACTTCTGCTGAAGAGAAAACTTTTAAAAAGCGTTATGGAGACTTACGAAGACATACCCAAGAAAAAGAACGAGAGTTTCAGAAGCAATTAAATGAATTAAAAGAACAGTTAAATAAAGCAACTAAGAAAGAAATGAAGCTACCTAAGTCGGATGAAGATTTAGAAGCATGGGCAACAGAATACCCTGATGTTGCAAAGATTGTAGAAACAATTGCTATGAAAA